CGTAAATGACCTATCTATTTGGTTATTGCAACATTATAACATTAGTATCACTTGGAACGAAATGTTAGGAATAAAGTTAACAGATGGATTATATGATGAAAGCAATAAACCATATTTCATGTCTAGGACAGCAGATTCTAAACTAAAAACTAATTTAGGATATGTTATGCATCAAGCAGATGCAATGGCAGCTAGAATAGAATTTGAAATGTGGTACAAAGGTAAACCAACTCAAACGGCACCTATCAAAAAACAATATGCAAAAAAGGCATTATCAAATACAACAGATAATGTAAATGCTAAAGAGATGTTTAAAGATTTATTTGGAGATAAATAATATGACAACAATTATAATATTATCAGTAATATTAGCAATATCAATTTTTGTTAATATCAATCAATTACGTAAACAAGAAGCTTCTGCAGAATATGTAGAAGAATTAGAAAATTCAAATACCGAATATTATACGTTCTTTCAAAGTTTAAAGACTAGAGTAGGACAATCTAATTCTCAACTAAAACAGATTGATAGGTTAGGGTCATTTGAAGCAGATGATGAGACAGGATTTGCATTCAAAGAATTACGTGATATATATGATGAATTAAATAAGGGATTTTAATGGAAATACTAGATAAAATAGAAGGAGAGGGTTTAAGTTCAGTAGATAAGTTCTACATATGGCATGCAGCAGAAATGAAAGATCTAGAAGAAAATGGTCCTAAAAAACGTAGAGGAAGAAAGCCTAGTAAAAAACAATATTTTACTTATATAACAGACCAAGCAATTATTGCATATAACTTTGAACCTTCGTTTGCAAAAAGAAATAAAGTATTTCGTGAGTATATTAACTACCCATTTAACAAGTTAGTAGAGAATATATATTATACGTTTAGATTTAGTTATTTCGATGTTCCTTATGAGGATATTAAAGCTGAGGTAGTTGCGTTCCTAACAGAAAAAATAGGTAAATTTAAAGAAGGCAAAGGAAAGGCATTCTCATATTTTTCTATTGTAGCTAAAAATTATCTTATTATTCAAAATAATGCTAATTATGCTAAACTAAAACAAAGGTCTGATTTGACAGCTGTTGATGAAAATAGAAATATTCAAGGTGAATTGTCTTTGAACGAACATCAAGAATCTCTAAGAGATTTTACAAACCAATGGTGTGAATGGTATGACGAAAATCTTAATTATATATTTTCTAACAAACGAGATATTATTGTGGCAGATACAATATTAGAGTTATTTAGAATGCGAGATAATATCGAGAACTTTAATAAGAAAGCATTGTATATTTTGATAAGAGAAAGAACAGGACTTAAGACTCAAAATATTACTAAAGTTATCAATGTAATGAAAAGAGATTATGCTAAGATGTACGGAGTATATTCTAAATCTGGGTTTATTGTTAATGCAAACAAGATATCCTAATCTAAATTAGTAGTTCTTTATATTTATAATAAAGGAACTATTATATGAGTACAGAATTCGAACTTTTTAAGGGGACTAATTTTTCTGATTTGATGAAGGATATCTATCATAATTCAAAAAAGAAATCTAGGCAGATTGATACTTTAATTAAAAGCTTAGAGCCAATGATTAAAAATACAGGCGACGCAACTGTCATAGTTCCTATGATCAAAGACTATTTAGAAGTTTCTGTTAAGAATGATGATGCGTTAGTTAAATTAGCAGCTGTTTGTCAACGATTAGTATCTGCATCTGGAAAGGATGATGAAGGTAATGAATATGGATTGACAGATGAAGAAAGAGCACGTTTATTAGAAGAGGCTGAAGCAGAAATAGAAAAGTTAAAACCAGAAACAGAGGCAACAAATGGCATCACCGTTGACAGAGATAGGTCAGGTAATAGAGACACATTTACCGACCCAATTCAAAAAGACTAAAGATCTTCAAGGTAATGAGTTACCACCGGGGACTATTCGTGTACGATTCCTTAATGAAGAAGTATATGCCTATCCATCCGACCCGAATAAAATGCCTATTCCGGTATATGGTGAACAAGTATTATGTGTTAGTGCGCCAATGGGTACATCCGATGTACGTAATCAATATCAGTGGTATTATACTCAAGTACTTAATTCACATGGCAATGTTAACAATTCTATATTACCTTTTTTACAAGATGGGACTGTAGAAGGCCAGTCAATAGCAAATGATCCTATAGCAGTTGTTGGGAAAGGAAAACGTCCAGAACAAATTAGTTTTACAGAAAAGGATATTGTTTTCATTCAACCATTCCAGGGAGATATGAATTATCTCGATCGATTTGGTAGCATATTGCGATTTTCGTCGACACATAAAAAGGATTTGGATAAATATCTAGAAGCGCCTTTTTGGAAGGGTGATAAAGCCGGCGACCCATTTGTTTCTATCACATGTGGTGTTAAACAAGCAACAGCTGGTAACAGTTTAGATAAATATTATGCTATAGAAGACCCTAAAAAAGATTCATCATTTATATATTTAACATCTACACAATATTTTGATACAATAAAATTTTCTCAAAAGAATGTTGGAAAACGAGTAAAGTCATTAAATAATTATAAAAATGGTCAAGTAATAATTGGGTCTGATCGATTAGTATTTGATGCACGCAAAGATGAGTTGTTATTAATATCTAAAAAAGATGTTAAAATTGCTACACCATCATGGCAAACAGATATGAATGAATTTTTTACTCAAATAGAAGCATTTATTAATATATGTGTTGAACAAGCACAAGGAGCTAAACCATATGCTACCCCAACAGGTCCAACAGGGCCAAGTTCAGCACTGCCACAACTGCAAAAAATACAGGCAGCATTAAAACAAATGAAACAATAGGAATTATATGGAAAATACATCATTACAAGGAACTGGTTTGGTAAGAAAGACTTTATTTAACGATATCAAACGAGCATTTTTAGCACAAAAACATAATACAGGTGATCAGGATGCTGCAATTGATAAGATTGCAAATGATTTATCAATAGCAATTGATAAGTATATTAAGTCCGGACTTGTTGTAACAGATCCTGGTCAATTAGTAACTACGGTAGTAGGGACTGCAGTAACAACTACAGGTACTGCTATTAGTCAAGCGGGTAGAGGTGTTGGTGCTGGTGCTGGTGCAACTAGTGCTACTGGAACAGGCCGTGTTATATAATCAATAGTTGGCCGTATCAATATTTATTAAAAAGGAATTACTATGAAAACACAAGGATTCGTAAAGTTATTACGTAAGGTAATTAGGGAAGAAGTTCGTAACGTTATTGTTAAAGAACTAAGGCCTATCTTAAATGAAGCGAATATTAAAAAACATGATATTAATCTTCAAGAGGTGGCAGATATCCCCTTACAACCAAAACAACCGGTTATGAAAAAGCAGTTTACAAAAAACACTGCATTAAATGATATATTAAATGAAACAGCCGCAACACCGCCGGCGGAATGGAATTCAGTGAATTTTAGATCCGACATGGCTGAGGCATTTGGTATGCAAAGTTCTAATACTCCATTGGCGACAAAGGGAATCAATGGAGAAAGGGTTGATATGAATAATGAAGCAGTTGTATCTACAGTAAATGCAATGACAAAGGATTATTCAGCATTAATGAAAGCAATAGATAAGAAAAAGGGAATGTGATAAATGGCTCGTCCAATATACCAATATAAACCAATTGAAAATAATGATACTGCATTAGGCATATTATTTCCATTTAACAAAGATGCTAAAGGGAAATCACCTAAGGATGTATATTCTGCAGCAGCATCGTCGGGTAAAGGTGTATTTGAATCTTCTTATACAACACAAGAAGCTGTTATATCAAATCTTAAAAATCTTATTCTAACTTCGAAAGGCGAACGATATATGCAACCAAATTTTGGAACAAGTATACAAAATATACTGTTTGAAAATAATACAGCAGATATGAGAAGTGAATTACGAGAAACGATTGAAGAAGATATACAATATTGGTTGCCGTATGTTAAATTGAAAGATGTTGGAATAGTATCTTCTGCAGATATGCATGCAATAATAATTAAACTTAGTTTTAGAATTGATACTATAGGAGCAAATGTTGCTATTAATATTTTAGCTAACGAAAATGCACTTCAAATAGAGTCCGTAGAAGAAGGTGAAGAAATACAACAGGTTGGTACATTTGGAAATGGTGTAGAATTTAACACAGGCCGTATAGGGTCTTATTAAGAAATAAAGAAAGGTTAACTTATGGGAGACTTAGTTAAAAAAGACGTAAAATACTTAAATAAAGACTTTGCTCAGTTTAGACAAAATTTAATAAACTTTGCAAAAAATTATTTTCCAGATACATATCAAGATTTTAACGAATCATCTCCTGGTATGATGTTTATGGAAATGTCTTCATATGTCGGAGATGTGTTATCATATTATACCGATAATTCTTTTAAAGAATCTTTATTGTCGACAGCAGAAGAATCTTCTAATATATTGATGTTATCACAATTGTTTGGATATAAGCCAAGATTAAATGCACCCGCAACATGTAAAGTAGATTTATTTCATTTAGTGCCAGCGAAAGGTACAGGGGCAAGCGCAGTACCGGATATGTCGTATGCATTAACAGTTGCAAGTGGGTTAGAAGTTTCGACGGATAAAGGTATCGTATTTCATACAGAGGAGTCGGTTGATTTTTCTCAAGACCCAGAAATAACAGTTTATGAAATTGATGGCGGTGGTAATGTTGTGCGATATTTGTTAAAGAAACAGGTTAAGGTAATATCCGGTACAATTAAATCTGTAAGTTTTAGTTTTGACGATCCAAAGCCATATGATAAAATTATATTGCCTGATACAAATATAATCGATATTATAGGGTGTACAGATTCAGCCGGAAATAAGTGGCATGAAACAGATTATCTAGCTCAGGATACAATTTTTGAAGATATTGCAAATATACCTTTTAATGATCCAGAACTATCATCATATAGATCAACAGTTCCATATATATTAAAACTAAGAAAAACTGCTCGAAGATTTGTATCACGTGTGAGAGATGATAATAGGATTGAATTATTATTCGGCTCCGGAGTTTCTTCCGATGCAGATGAAGAAATTATTCCTAATCCTAAGAATGTAGGACATGGGTTAGAATACCTAAGACGTACTACTACATCTAATATTGATCCTACAAACTTTTTATATACTAGTACATATGGAATAGCCCCATCTAATACAGCATTAACTATTCGATATTCATATGGAGGTAAGATGGAAGAAAATGTAGGTGTTAGCTCAATTGTAAATATTAATTCTGTATCATATCTTAATGAAACTGGTTTAGTAGATTTGACTGCTACCAAATCGTCATTAGCAGTTATAAATAGTGAGCCGGCAGTAGGTGCTCGAGCTAGACAAGACTTAGATTCTATAAGACAAAATGCTATGGCAGCGTTTGCGGCACAAAATAGAGCAATTACAAGAGAAGATTATATATCTAGAGTATATTCTATGCCGGCAAGATATGGTACAATTGCTAAAGCATATGTAGTAGGGGATACGCAAATAAATACTGCAGATAAAACATATCCTGCAGAAACCATATCAAATCCATATGCGTTAAACTTATATATTTTAGCACAAGATGCTGATAATAGGTTTACAGATGCTAATCAAGCTTTGTTAGAAAATTTAAGAACATATCTGTCACAATATAGGATGTTAACTGACGCACTTAATATTAAGTCAGCATTTATCATTAACTTAGGTATCAATTTTGAAGTTATTCCTAAGCCAAATATAAATTCGAATGAGGTTGTTCTACAATGCATTGCTCGACTAAAAGTATTGTTGAACAATGATAGAATGCAAATTAACGGACCATTAAATATTTCTTCTATTGTTTCAGAATTGGATAGTATAGATGGTGTACAAAGTATTCCACTTTTTGAGTTTACAAATCTTCATTCTACCAGTAAAGGTTATTCCGGAAATCAATATGATATTAATAGAGCAATAAAAAATAATATTTTATATCCATCATTAGACCCTAGTATATTTGAAATAAAATATCCTAATGCAGATATAAAAGGTAAAGTGGTTAAGCCATAGGGATAAATTATGAACAGAATATATTACGCAGAAAGAGATACGATAATATACGAACAATATCCAGATCGTAATACTGGTATTGATGAAATATTAGAACTCGAAAAAATTACTTCCGGATCTATAAATAGTAAAACTGGCTTTATAGATGCTAATACATATAATAGTAGAATATTAATCGACTTTGGTTCGGAGATAACGGCACTATCACAATCGATGACAAATGGAGATATTCCATCGATTAGTAATAGTAATATAACATCGGCATCTATATTTTTAAATCTACATGCTTCCGATGCTACAGATTTATTACGATCATATACAATTAAAGCATATCCTATATCCGAATCTTGGGATAATGGTAGAGGTTATATGTCTGATGATCCTCCGACAAAGGTAGGATCGTCTTGGTATAATAGATCGGGCGATGCAGTAGCACAGAGTGTTGTAACATGGGATACTGCTAATGCACATAGTAAGAATACATCGGCAGGAACAAGTAACAGTTCAGGGGGTGGGACATGGATAACAGGGTCGGGATATGAAGCATCTCAATCATTTGAAAATGAATCTCCGGATATTAGAATCAACGTAACTGATATAGTGAAGCAGTGGGTGGATAGTAATATTGCTAACAATGGATTCATTATTAAAAGACCTTATTCAGATGAAATAAGTGGTGAGTTAGGCGGTTCGATAAAGTTCTTTGGAAGAGAGTCTCATACAATATTTGTTCCTAGATTAGAAGTATGTTGGGATGATCAAAGTATAACATCAACTACAGGAATAACTTCTAATACATATGTTCCGTATTTTAAAAATATAAAACCAGAATATAGGACTTCAGAGATAGCAAGATTTAGATTAGGCGTTCGTCCGGAGTTTCCTTCCAAATCATATGCAACATCATCATTTTATATAACAGAAGATATCCTACCTGTATCGAGTTCATATGAAATTATTGATTCTGTAACAAATGATGTTATAGTGCAAGATGAAAAAATATTTAGCAATTCAACAACTAAGATTAGTAATGATAATGATGGCAACTTCTTTGATTTAAGAATGGATAGTTTTATGCCAGAAAGATATTATAAAATAAAGTTAACATGTAGAAGATCATATGATACACAAACATATGATGACTTTTACTTTAAGGTAGTGAACTAATATGGCAAGTGAAAAAAATAAGTCGGAAATAAAGGTTGCAAATAATCGATACACTGCTGCATCAAGTAAGGAAGAAACTACCACGCCTGATTTAAACGAGATGCTATTAAGTATCATGAAAGATGAATATCCGGATGATATATTTTATGCAAATGATAAACTAATGTCAGATAGTCCAGATAAACAAGCTAGAAATAGTTTTAAGTCTTCTAAAGGTATGGTATCTCCTAAATTATATGATCCAGCAATTCGTAATGAAAAAAATGTATTAGATGTATCGACAGAAAAAAAGGAATTTGCTACATATCCATTAGTTAAATCATATCCGACAGTAGATGAAGATATCTTAGATGATCTGATTGACGAAGAGTGGGAGTATTTTGAAGATGATGAAGAAGGAGATATTGAATTTGCTGCTCCAGTCAAAGTCACCGGACTATTTTTAGTAAATTCAGATGTTGATTTGATTGACATCCATGATATGTATATCGACCAAGGCCCTCAAAACATATCAGATGATGATGATGAATTCAATCCGTTCTGTGTGTTTTTTGTGCGAAATGGAGTTGCATATGCAATACCAACATATAAGACATTAGAAGTAATGCTAGTTGAAAGAGGATTATCATATGATGCAATTACAGAAGCCACATCTGATCAAATGAAAGAATTTGACTTATTATTAGATGGTGTCGCTGAAGATGATGTCACGTATGGTCCAGGCGTAGAATTAGATGAAGATGGTGACGATGATATTTCACAATTAGAAGAGTTTAGAGCTCGATCATTGCCAACACGTGATAGTGATTGGACACCACAAATAAGATTTAGATCTGGTTATAGACCTAAGGCTCCTTTTTTAAGAGATCCTGGAGATTATATTAAGCCTGAAAGTATGCGGTCAGTAGATGGACGTACTGGCGTTGATGAAGATGGAAATGCTTTACCACCAGATATATATCAAGAACAAGATCCTAATGATCGATATTTTGATCGAGTATTTCAAAAACAAACATATCGTGAAAGTTTACGTGAAATTCATGAAGGCAGAATGATTATTGCAGATTGGCCTTCTCCAGATTATGTGGGTAAACAGGTAAGTATGGGTACATCAATTCAATCGGATGATGCTGTCTTTAATTTAAGAATGATGATTAATGGTCACTGGAAACGAGTAACTGATGGGCGTACTATGAAGTTGTATGCATATGTCAATGAAATTGATTTATCTAATTATCAGCCCGGCCGAGGCAGATATGGCACCAGTGGATATATTCAGTTATTGATTGATGGAGGAGGTGTTACTGTAGTTCAACCTAGTGGAGGAACTCCTTCTACAAATGATGTACAAAATCCGGATTCTAATTCTGATATGTTTAGACAAGTTGAACCATTATGGAATGCATTTCCTCATATTATAGAAGCAGATGATGATGGGAGGTCCGGATTAGATTTTCCTGAGTATCAAGAATACTTAGATAATTTTTCAAATGGACAACAGTCATTCGAAATAGATTATTTACAACCATATGAACCTGCAGGATCAATAAAATATTATCCAGAACAACAGTATGCAGATTTAATTGCACAAGCAATTGAACAAGAGCAGATTGATGCTATAAAAGAACAGATATATGAATTATGGCCTTCAATTGTTTCTAAAGTTGTATCAGCTAAAACGCAACAAGATGCATTGCCATCAGATTATGGAGATTATGTTGTAAAAATGTTAGGACCTAAAAGTCCTTTATATAGAGTAATGTTATCGAAAGATGGTAAATGGAAATATATTAAAAAGAAAACTTGGCCAGGTAAAGACAAAATAAAAGTAAAAACATCAGATACTAAATTATTTAAAGTATGTAAAAGAAGAGTTGGTATTAAATCTTCACTGAATGAGTCACAAGAAAAACAATTAGTTGAAAAATATAAATGGATGAAGACAGTTCAGCGTGATAAATTTATGGCATGGGCATCTGGTGGAGCACAAGCTGGTATAGGCGCAGGATCAGTTGTAGCAGCAGGAGCAGGAGTTTATTTAGCTGGACAAATTAGTGTCGCGGTAGCAGCTGCAGGCCAAGCAGCAATTGCGGCATCGTTAGCAGCAAGTGGAGTTACAATATTACCGACCATAGTAGTTACGGCGGCCGGCCCTACCTTAGGAGCAACATTAGGTGCATTAGCAACTAATCCTATTACAATAGGTGTTGCAGCACTAGCAGGAGCATTAATATTGACAGATGCATTAATGGGAGAAGTTCCAGCTGATGAATATGATTTACCGCCATGGAGATTTATTGACGATCAATGGTATTTACAAGCTTGTATATTGAATGAAATCGATGATCATGTAGAAGGATTTAAGCAAGCAGCTGATGCCGCGGATACGGCAATACCATATATTGCAGATATAATCACTCAGTTATATGATGGAATGGATGGTGTAGATAAAGCATTATTAGATGCGACATCTGCCGAAGAGTTCGAACAAATATATGAATATATGTTGTCCGTACAAACCATGGTTGATGAATTAAATAATACAGGCTTATACTCATTAGGGACTCAATTAAAGTCAGAGATAGATATTTATTTAAGTAAGAAGTTGAAAGGCCAATATAATGCAATTCAATACTTAAGAAAACGAGTTTATAAGAGTGGTAACTTTTGGAAAAAGAAACGAAAGTATGGCTTAGTTTGGCCTCGAGGTCCACAAAACATCTTGAACGAATATGTACCAGGATGTACATTTGATAATTATATACCAAAAGTTTAAACATGGCATTAGATAGATTTTCAAATATAAAAGAAATACAAGAAACAAATGGCGCCGTACGTGGTGTTGTTTGGAACGAGGAAGATTTAGATATATTAAAACTAGATCTTAAAGGCATTCTACCGGAACAACGTCCGGTTGTAGAAATACATTTATATACAATAGGGTCAGAATCCGATTATATAACCGGCGGATGTATAGATGATTTTGATGTTAAGAACGGCCGATTGCTTATTAATTATGGCAAGGCATGTCAGTCATTAGGAATTGAACGTGGCCAATTTGAAGTTGTAGTAAATGTATACAAAGATTTATTAGGATCGAAAGAAGACCCAGGACTTTGGATAAAAGAAATATCTGACGATCGTCGTGAAGTTTGGATTCAAGCATTTCCAGACGCAGATATAGATGTAGCAGAATATATTGATAGTTTTGGTTCCGGACAGTATGCAGAAAAAGTATATGAGAAAGATGAAGAAGGCGAACTAATATTAGATCAAAATGGTAATGCTATATTACAAACAGTTGTTGAAAGACCTTTATCTGATGATATTGCACTTAATTTAGGCAACAATCAAATTTTAAAAATAATTAATCAGAAAGATTGGCAATCAGAAAATGACTTTGTTGTTAGGTTATATAAACCACTTCCAGACAACATTAATGTTAAAGATAAATTATGGACAATAGAACAACTATCAGATGCATATATTGATAATATATCATTAGTAGGTCCAGGTATATCTGATTCGAAAAGTCGAGAATTATTAGGTCCAAATTTTGATATAGATGTTTCTAAAGGTACTATAACAGAGACAGATTTCGAAACATGGAATAGTTTATTAGATGCCAATACTTCAACGTCACAACAAATAGTAGATCGAATATTTTCAGGCTCTCTAGGACAAGCTGTCAATATTGATTATTCCGGTTTTCAAAATTTTATTCATTTTTCATCGGCTACAGAGCGATTGGCTAATTTCAAATACAAATTAGGATTAGTTGAATATTATGATGGCCGTATTAAGACACTAGAAACAGCAACTGGTACTGATGCAAATGCTCTAGAAGGCAATGTAGCTGTTAATAGGGAAAGAAAAAATGAAGTGATTGGCAATTTTGATGGATTTGAACGATGGTTATATAATAATCCTACTTCTAGTATATTTACTAACCAAACAGTATATTCGGATAATACAAATACCGATGGAATATATGCTGCAGAGGGAGGATTTATAGGATCAAATCATTATCGATTAGAATCATATCCTAAATATCTTTCTGGTAGTAAATATTATTTACATCATTCGACATCTAGTTTAGCAACTTCTTGGTATGATGGTTGGTATGCAACCGCATCTTTATATGATACTGAGAATAATAATTCTTTACAAAGATCAATACCCGATCATATTAGGTTAGATAGTAATAATAGTGAATATGAATTGTTTGTTAATATGATTGGTCATCACTATGATATTTTATATACTCATATTGAAAATTTAACAAAGATATACAAACCAGAAGAACATCCTAAGTTAGGTCAAAGTAAAGACACTTTATATCAAATAGCAGAGTCGTTAGGATGGAAGCTCCAAAACGGAAATCAAGCATCTCAATTATGGCAGTATAAACTAGGAGTTGATTCTGGGTCTGGCGCATATGCAACAACCGGCAATCTATTTTCTAAACCAGATGAAGAGATTACAACAGAGATTTGGAGAAGGATAGTTAACAACTTGCCATACTTACTTAAAACAAAAGGTACTGCAAGGTCGATTAAAGCGTTAATGAATACATATGGTATTCCTCAGACTTTATTGAGTATAAGAGAATATGGCGGTCCTAAAGTAGATGAAGATACTCCAACATTGATTGAAGATAGATTCTCATATGCATTACAATTCAAAGGAGCAGCAGTAAATAGTACAACAACACCTTATATAAAACATGGTGTAAAAACACATACAACAGATATCGGTGATTGGGGGTTTGTTAGACCTCATTTAAGTTCTGGAGATGATATTCCTCCACAAACAAGGGAGTTAAGATTTAAGCCGGCTGTAAAAGAATCGATGCTATTACTTACTCAAACATTTGATTACAATGTTGGAGGAGTGCAATCTGATCAGGATAGTAGAGTGTATATGCAAGTAGCTATTCAGCATACCGGATCTTATTCAGGTTCAGATGAATACGGACGTTTAGTATATTCTCATATGAGAGCTTCTGATAAACTAACTTCTTCAGCAGGTGTTGCAACAGGTTCGACTGATTGGGTACCTATATATAATGGAGAGTTTTGGAACTATAGACAGTTCTTTACAACAACAGGTTCAGATGCCGGCATTTACAATTTAGGCCAAAACTTAAATACAACATATCATCATCAGATACAAATGTCATCAGATTATATCAATGATAAAGTAATTCATCAAACTAGTGCATCATATACTCCTATCAATGAACATCATGGCCAAGGATGGGGAGTACAAGAAAATATAGGAAGTAGTGGTTTCCGTCATATACGATTAGGAGGCTGGCCTGGAACTGGTGGTTCAAAAGATCAGTTTGTTGTTAATAGAGGTTTAAATCGATTTATTGCTAATAATCCTTCTGTAAATACTCAAACACCGACTATAATGTCGTTCTCCGGCTCAATGCAAGAGTATAGGGAGTGGTTGGAAGATATAGGACAACTTGCATTTGATTTACATACAACAAATCCTTCATCATATGTATCGGGTATTAGTCCTACATCATCATATGATACATTGGTTAGGCATTATCCATTAGGAACTGAACTAAATGCCGTTGATCATTCAGCAACAGAATATTTGATATTATCATCATCACATCCGGCACAAACAGTAATAGATTCTCAATTACCATATGATAATCATATCGTTTCCGGTAGTTCATATGCATCGATGTCAAACTTTCCAACACCTACAAATACGCAACGAGGAAATTATGAACCGGTAGAAGAAACATATTATATACAAGGAGTTTCATTAGGAGGAAATGTTCCTAGATCACAAAAAATTAGATTAGAAGATAATGAATTGGTTCGTACTTTATCTCCAAAGTCGACTAGTGAAAAATCTAGATTCGATAGAGCTCCAATTGATACAAATAAGTTAGGATTATTTTATTCAGCAGCCGATCAAATTAATAAAGAAATATTTAATCATATAGGCGATATAGCATTAGATGATTATGTAGGAGATCCGGATCATGAGTTTACATTTAATTATCCAGATTTATATCATTTTTCAAAAGAATATTGGAAAAAGTATTCTGATAAGAATGATATTAATGCATATTTAAGAGTCTTTAGTCAATTCGATTATTCATTATTTGGTCAGATAAAACAATTGTTACCGGAACGTGTTGATGAGTCAATGGGATTATTAATTGAACCACATGCATTAGAAAGAGTAAAAGTTAAGTTAGCAGATAAGCCTAAGGTTAGTAATCCTCAATATGATAGTCGTATAGAAGATCCGGTGAAAAATGTATCTGGTGATACACTCTTATTATCAGCTAGTATAGATTCTCCTGTAACGGTCACTGATAGTGTACAAGTATATAATGTAGGCAGTAGTGGTTATTCCGATACTGGTAATTATTTGGCAAATATGCATACATTATCTAACGGTGATCCTTATAAAAGTAGTACATATAAACATATTTATACATTATTTCCGTACCAAACAAATTATGCCGAAGCAACTGCTTTAGGATTGGCAATGGAAATAACTGGTACATTGTCGCCGTTAACATATTCGCCGACAGGTAGTGTTATACTTGATCAAAGACCTAGTAGTATATTTAAACATGATGTATTACATTATTCTGGGAGTGCTTTATTAAACAAACGAGCTAGGAATCTATTTACTGAAGTTAGTAGATCATTAGGAATGGGCGTGCCTAGTAAATATAATTATTCTAGAAGTTTAGATGAAACAGGATATATGGACGATTTTATCCGATCGACAGAAAATTTAAAGTATGAGGGATGCAGATTAACAGGACCTGGAATTAATCTGCCTACTACTATTAATGCATTATCACTAAAACCGGTTATAGAAATATTTGAAACTAATCCAAATACGTTAATATTTAATAATCAGCCAAATGTAACAAATCCAGGTAATTTAGAAGTTAGATAAACTTATGCATAAGCATATTTATTAAAAAGATAGGGAATAACAATGGGATACTTAAATAACTCAACAATCACGGTCGATGCAATCCTTACTAAAAAAGGAAGGGAACTTTTAGCAAGAGGTAGAGACGAATTTAAAATTAAACAATTTGCATTAGCAGATGATGAAATCGATTATGATTTATATAATCCAGAACATCCGCTAGGAACTGCGTATTATGGCGCGGCTATTGAAAATATGCCAGTTGTTGAAGCATTAGCAGATGAGACACAGATGCTAAAATATAAATTAGTTACTTTACCAAAAGGGACTGCACGTATACCTGTTGTAAGAGTTGCACAAAACAACATTGAGTTAAATGCAAATGAGTCTACAACAATAACTCCATCCACAGTTAACTTTGGTGGCGGAAATAGAAGTTTTGGATATACGGCAATATTATCTGACTCGGATTGTGCTGATATTGTTGCAACAAGAGGAGCAAGAAATTCTGCTGCATCAGTTCCACAATTTATAGGAGATTCGGAAGCAGCTCAATCAATTACAGTATCAGGTACTCAATTTGAAATAACTGCAAAAGAGTTATTGAGTGCTGATAAACAAGTTACAATATTGTTTATTGGTAATGAGACTGGTGGTAGAGCTTCTGTAACATTAACAGTTAAGAAAGTCGAGGTTGCAACAGTAGGACAACCACAAGCATAATAAAGGGAAATAAAAATGGCAATATATAACAGAAGAATAAGTAGAAGAGGCCCGGTAGCATTTAGAAGAAATAATCCGGTTTCTGCTACATCTCAAGTTGAAAGTTTAGCTAGACAATTAGCTGATCAGATTATTAGACAACGTGAACAAGCAAAAGCACGTCAAAGATTAGGACGTATATATACTAACTTCGATCCTACTGATGATGTATTGCCTAATAATATAGAGACTGTTACGAGAGGCTTGTTTGCAGGCAATACTGGAAGTTTAACTTCTATGTTTACTTCATCAAATCTTACTGCAACCCAAAAAACATATATACAAGAAATATTTTCGACGGGAGATCCTGCATCTAATAATAATGCCAATTCAGAATTGTCTATGGCATATGGTCATTTTAATGGATCGGGTTCGAAAGATTTAACAGGAAATTTGAATAATGATACTCCTAGTAGAGCAATATATAAACAATATGCACAATTATTGCTAGCCCCGAATGATAAAAAGTTTACAATTAATGGTACAGATACAAATGAAATATATATATTAAACTTCAATAGAGCAAGAGTTAGAGAAAAATTAGATCCAGGTAACTTTGAAGTGTCACTAGCACAACTATCTGGTTCAGCTCCTAGTGGTATAGTTAATGGATTTGCAAATAATGCACATACCGGATCTAATGTTAAATTATCGGGAACAAGTAATTTCATTCAAATAATTGATGATTCATCTGTAACTTCTGGAGGAAGTGTATCAGAAGGAGGTTTAGTATATAATTTAGTTTCTGGATCAATTGATGAAGGAACTACTATTTATAATCCAACAGCTCCGGTATATTATGGATTGTTATATCCACAACATGGAGTTGCAATATTAAATGGTGAGGTGTTAAATAAAGACATATCATTAGGTGGAGTTAATTTTAATTCTGTAACAGGTTCTGGAGTACAAGGCGATAATACAGTAAAATTATTTACATCTATATCTGGTTCTAATGCATTGACGCCTGCAGGAGTAAATGGTGGTATTCAAGCAAGGTCTTCTGAACAAGTTAAGTCGACTTATTATTTTGTAAGAGTTAAAAATGCAGAATATAATTATTCAAATAATCCATCATTTGTTACAGGTTCATTAGGAGAATTATTTTTTAAAACAATGGTTCAAGATCCGCAAGTATATATAACAACTGTAGGGTTATATAATGATAGAAGAGAGTTGTTAGCGACTGCAAAACTATCCCAACCATTATTAAAAAATTATACAAGAGAAGCTCTTATTAAAGTTAAATTAGACTTCTAAATTAAATTAGTAAGATGATATGCCAATTATACCGTCAGTATTTCAGCCAATCAAGGCAAATGATTTTCAGCAAAGGCCAGTAAAGACTTATAAACATTATAAAGTTTTATCTAGTACTTTTTCTAACAACGACGGTTATTTTCGACATAATGCAATTTATCGTAAACATGTCCCTCATATTGATGGAGATACAGGTCAAGGCGTAGGAGATAGAACATTTCCGATCAATTCAGATGATAATACAAATCAACATGTAATATGGAATGCGATTAACCATAAGTATTATCGTAACCACAATCCAGCTGAATCTGCAGATTTTTTAAGTATTGATACTCAACAAAGATTTTTATGGCATTCGGCATCGTTATTTACAGCACCGTATGGTCAGGTAGGAGAAAAAATAAAACATGGAACATTTAATGTTACATCTTCTATAAGTGGGTTGACAATTAATCTACATGATGATGGCAATGGAAATTTAATTGACCCTATAATAGATACAACTACATTTGCATCTAGTAGTAGAAATTTCTTTCATATGTCATTTAATAATTTGTATAGAAAGTTTAATGATTATGATGAGTTAGGTGAATTATCAAAAGGCATAACTTATAAATTAAACAAAGTAGAAAAATCTGCAATAATAAATAATTCAGTAACTATTGTAAGTGGAATTGAAGTTACTAGTAGTGCTGTTTCAGCAACTCCATCTGGTCTAGCTGCCCATTTTGATTCTGGTAAAGGTGCTCAAATCAAAATACCACATAATGACAAATTTGATAGATTCGGTCGTTATGATGATTGGACAATATCATTATGGCATAAGCAAATAGATGAACGAGATCAAACGATATTATCCAAATGGGGAGTAAAAGAAGAAACATTTTTAGATAGTATTGATGGTAAACGTAAATTACGTACTGTAAATAATAATCCAACAGAAGGCATTCAGACTGCATTAATTACTGCGGCTCAATTTGAAAATAATGCAATACGTACTCCATTTCATATTGTAGCAGGAGAACAAGATGGTACACACGGTGAATATCATTTTATAGCATGTGATGGTAAAAAGGCAACACATGTAACATCAGGAAATATTTCTATGACACCGGGCGATTGGCAACATATATGTGTTAGAAATTCTGCATCCAAATTGGAAATTTTTGCAAATGGAGTAACTGGATCTGGAGGCACGACAGGAACATTACCAGACTTTACATCTAACGCAGCTGATGTTGTATTAGGTAATATTAATGATGAAAGGCAAGATGGTGTAGAACAAATGGTTGCAGAAATAAGAATGTATGATTATGCTGTTAATAATACCGGTATTGCGTCCTTAGGAAACAAACATTATTTATCAGCTTCATGTTATCAAACCAATGTAGCGGGTAACGTGTTCCACAAAAATGGCCAGGTAGTTGCATCATCCCCATTACCTAAATATAATTCAGGGTCAGGTATATTTGGTAATACATGGGAAGTTAAATATCGTGGTACTCATACTATTTATGAAAATGAATGTTTAGTTCGTGTACCAAAAGATCAATTCAATGTTACAATGAATCCTACTTCGACATACAGGCCTGTAACAGATGGAAATGTTTCTGATTCAAATCAAACAACATTACCTCCAGGCGAATTGCGTAAAGGATTATTTGTTTCTGGTACATTAAAACCTTATATTACATCAATTGGTTTATATAATGATAAAGCAGAGATGTTAGCTACAGCAAAGTTAGCGCAACCTATTCAAAAGAATCCAGATATCGATATGAATTTCGTTGTTCGTTGGGACTACTAATATTTATATAAAATAGAGGAATTAGTTATGGCATGGAGATCAAAATCCAAATTGCGTGCAAATGCAATTAAACACGGTTATAGAAGTGGGTTTGAACATAAAGTATCAGACCAACTTAAAGAAAATAAAATTAAATTTGAGTATGAAACTACGGTTATAGATTATATAAAGCCGGAGACAAATCATACGTATACAATTGACTTTACATTACCTAATGGTATCTTAGTTGAGACAAAGGGCAGATGGGTTCTTGAAGATAGGAAGAAACATCTACTTATAAAAAAACAACATCCAGAATTAGATATTAGAATGGTATTCCAATCTTCCAAAACAAAAATAAGGAAAGGATCAAAAACTACTTATGCAATGTATTGTGATAAACATGATATACCATGGGCAGAGAAGGTTATTCCGGAGAGTTGGCTCAAGGAGAAAAAAAGCTCGTCAAAAGGTTGATCTTACGAGATATTTTTAATATATTCATATTAATAAAATTTTTTATTAAATTTATTTTAAGAAAAACATTATTATTGAAAGTATTGAAAATGATAATGAAATAAGTATAACTAATAAATGAGCAAATGAGCAAATTCTCTATCATAAGTCTTCTTGAAACTGTAATGGGTCGTGGGAAGATAAACTCCAAT